ATAACGTTTTTTAGTAATAAACAGTCCTCTATCAGCAACACTTTCTCGACCACCTTTGATTATAAGTCCGTTATCTCTTGGCACATGAAATGCCTGTTCCATAAATGCAGGCCAACTGTCGTTTAGTTGGTCACTGATAGCATCATAGAGTTGGATACAGATTTCTTTGTTCCATTCCATGTTGCCTGCTTCAACATCTTTTTTGATTATGGGCCATGCACTGAAGTAAACTGAATCTGTGTCACCATATATAACTGCTTCACCAACATGATCGTATTTGCCAGAAATAGCCTCGTTTACAAAACTATCCATGTGATGAGCAATAGCTCTGCCAGTAAGTGTGGTTGATTGTCCAATACGTTTGTCAAAGAATCTACAACCTGGATTGAGAATTGCACCATACAAACTGTTCAAGTTAATCTTCTTTACCAACTGGCGTTTGTCTAAGAATTCTATTTCTCCTGGATCAGTTGCCTGTCTAAGTTTTGCTTGTATCTCCTGACGTTCTCTGTACCAACGTGCAAGTAGTCCTGGAACAATACCTTCTTTTTCATAGGTAAAGATTGTACCATTTGCACTTAGTATCCAAGGTTGATTACTGTCAAATACGATCTTCCATATCTCTGCAGCACTATGTACAGTTTCTTCTCCGTTTTCCCAGTCAATGGTAATTTCTGTGCCACGTTCTTGTTTCATTACTGCGGTATATTCAAGTGTGCCGAATAAGCCTTCCCAAGACATTGCAAAACTGGTCTTGTTTGCCATCTTATCTTTAATATAACGATTGGTCATAATAGGACGTAATTGTCCAACTATGGTTTCTGGAGCCATGTTCAATGCTCTAATTGCACTTGGATATAGACTGTTGATATCTATGGCGCCAATCCATTCATGAATACCTTTTTTAGGATATGCAACATATGCACCAGCCGCCGCAGTATCTTCGTCTGTAAGTCTTTCACGTCTGTTTGGAACTACCATGCCTTGTTCATGTGCTTCATTTATTATTGCTTGTTCAGTAACTGCAACTGCACCCATTGTTGTTTGTAGCAACACCGTATTAGCATGTGCTAGTTCATTAGCAAGTGCAAGAAAACGTAATTTTTTATCTAGTTTGTCAAGCAGTGCAGTATCTTGACGTGAATATTCAATAAACGTTTCAAAGTTTTGGTTGTACAATTGATCCAATGTGCCTTCGTATGCAGTCTTCTTCTCATCAAGCTCATGTTCGCCAATGGCATCTAAACTATAGCTATGGCGTTCTTCGTATGTGTACTTTCTATAAAGTTGCATATAATCCATGTGTACACGGCCAATGGTATCAAATGTTATATTTTCTGCACCAAAACGTTCAAATGTACGTTTCTTTGGCAGTTGACCCCACAAACAAAACCTTCTAGTATCATCTTTGCTTAAGACTCGTGCAGTTCTGTTTACAAGATAGGGTATATCATAACCCTCACTGTTCCAACCACTGATTACATCAGCATCTTCTATTAGATCTAAAAATGTTGTAAGCAAATCCTCTTCACGTTCTAACAACATTGTGTTCGGAAACTTATTGCATATCTCTTGAGCCGTCTCCCAGCTAAGTGTCTTGGGTGGTAGCACAAGTGTGATAAGTTGTTCCATCCATTGTAAGTATACACTTATAGCAGTTACTGGATTGAACGGATCAGCAACACTGCTGTATCCTCGTACAGGATCAAAATCTGTTTCAATATCAAAAAAAGCAGTTTGTAATGTTGGGGCGTTTTGATCTTTGTAATTTTCTTCGAAACATCTAAACACAGGATTGATATCAGATTCAAATATATCTTTACCTGATTGCATTCGAAGTTCCTTACGAAACTCTTTGTTGTTACGTGTTGAAAATCTACTTACAGGTTTGCCATAGATACTTTTGTATTTGCCTCTAGGATCTGCATAGTAGAAACAATACGATGCAGGATACTCACGGTATTCTCTTCTGCCATCTACACGTTCTACAACGTGTATGCGATCTTTTTCTCTGTCAAATAGTGCATCAACATAACTCATTATTTGTTTAGTCCATCCTTACAGTAAGGTATTAATATTTCTTGTGTCCAAGCAAGATCGCCATCAGGTGAAGGATGGAAATCGTCATTGGATATAAGCATTCTTTTTAAACAAAAACTATATATGTCTTGCATTGGGTCCATAATAGCAGTATAAGTCTCTTTAATTGAATCTGGTAAAAATTTAACAATATCAAAATTTTCACTACGATTTGGAACAGATGGATCTAGGAAATCAACAAATATTGACCGATAGCCACTAGCATCAAGATATTTTTTCAATTGTATTTTCCAAATTGCATTTTCAACAGCTCGTGATTCAAAACTCTTGTATTTGTGTATGTCTCGATAACCCCACCAATGTAATGTCATATCGCCTTCGCGACCTGCGCCTCCAGTTGATCCATGACACACATTATCTGTATAATTATAAACAAAATTTGCATTTCTGTCAACTGCGTCTGATGAAAAAATTGCATCTTCGCGATCATGTCCAGACCACATCACTACCACCATTGTCTCCTCTGGTGGTAATTTAGAGTTTTCTAATCCCCAAACTATACTTTTTGAAATAAAATTATTGCCAGCACCAGGCATAGCACAAGAATAGACTTCATTGAATCCTGCAAGATCTCTAAAGTAGTATGGCCAAGTTACAGGAACTTGAGTAGGATTAGTGTAGGTAAAACTACATCCACCTACCACAAGATTTTCAAAACCAAGATCTATAACTTGATCAAATTGTCTTGATACTTTCTGTGTTTGCATAGATTGTATATGGATAACACGATCCATATACTATAAAGTCCTTCCTGCCGTTGTAAGAATTTCATCTAACAGTTCCTGATCTTCTTTTTCAGCCGCATAACTTGCCTTATGTGCAATACGTATTGCTTTCTTGAGCACACTTGGTTTGATCTGTAGTTCTTCTGCAATCGCTTTCACAGTATCATTGAGTCCTTCGTTAAGTGCTTCAACTTCACTCATTACACCCATACCTTCGTTGATGATTTGTGTAAGTTTTGCTTTTTGTTCTGAATCAAATTGGGTTGTCATGTAAATACTCCTTTGTATGCCTTATTATAGTATGTCTATTATTGATTGTCAATTATTTTGTTAATTGTATTTAGATTTTGGGCAACACAGGTGTCAAAAAACTTGTTTGAATAGATATGATACTGATTATAGTTGCTACTGTCTTCTGTAGCCTTAAACAAATCATGAGGTGACCAAGTAGATAGCTCTATAATTAGGTGAATCATCCTTTCTAGTCTTGAAATATTTCCATTATCACTATCAAAATTTATATCAAAGTCATAGTCAAAATTAAATCCAACTTGTGTCAATGCATGGTAGGTATCAAATTGACCAACAGGAATAAATCCAGTTGCACCAACTAGGCACTTTAAGGTTTTTTCTGTGATAAAAGGACCAGGATATGTATAATTTCCAAACTTATCTTGCATATAACTATAGTGAAAACTTTCATTTGTAAAATGTAACGCACACTTTTGATAAACATCAGTCCACGGATTAGAAGTATAATATTGGTGGTTTTTAAAAGTTGTATGTGTATCTTCTAGATCGATTACCTGTCCATAATATTTGTTGTAAAATGTATCGTGTAGTTTGTCTAGCATTTTGTTATTGGTTTTGAGTTCAGCACATTCGCCTTTCCAAGTTGACAATTTGATTATACTGCTCGTGTTAAGTTCTAGTAATGCAGTTGTAACCAAAAGTTTACTTTGTGTTATACGATTGCAAATTGCACTAAACTGATGAGAGATCTGTTTACTAATAGGTTGTGGATGCCATTTTTTAATTAGTTCAACTTGTTGATGCCACCAGTAGAACTTATAAATTGTAACGTTCTGGGGTAAAGGTGTATCATAATGATCGCAATCAGTTAACACAATAATAGGTGCTTCAATTTGCTTTGATTGATCCCACAACCATTCTAAATCAACTGCTTCTAAATGAAAACTAACCACGTACAAATTATAACCTTGTGGTAAACAAATTTCTTGTTTTGATGGCCACCTAAGCCATAGGTCACACCATGTATGTTTTCCAAGTTCTCTCAACCACTCCATGTTTTTTATACCACAGTTGGTACTGGTTCCTTTCCATGAATCTGGATGTAACATTATATCGGACATATGGTTACTCTTGTGTTAGTGGCACTTTAAAAACCAGGGTAGCGATAACTTGGTTCTAGGGCAGTTCCCTCCCTAGCCTTTGGATCGGTCCTAAGGCTATCCTACGCAAGTACTTAAAAACTCTAACATTTGACTGTTACGTGCCACATAAGGTAACGCCAGCACAGTAAGTATGCCCAACACATACCACATTGCATAAATCATTGTTGATACTCCATTGTAACATGCCATGCTGTTCCATCACAAAATTCATCTCTAGAAAACTGACTGTGGGCAATATGTTCTAGCATTTCTTGCCTATCAAAGTTGGTTTTATTTTGCCACAATTGTACTGCACTTTCGCCTAGTACTTCGATTGGCTTGCCCAAGCAAAGAGCTTCTACTGCGGCCATACTATGATGTGTAATAACTTTTTTAGATTTTTGTATCAACGGCAAAATATCCTTGTACCTTTGTTGTCTGCTTGCTCTTCCAATTGGTTTATCTCTAACCAAACAGTATATATCCAAATTTTGATAGTGTTCTATAGTTTCTTGTCTCCAGGTTTCATAATCTTTGCCAAACCATGAGAACAACTTGTTTGGCAAAGGCATTACCAGTAGATTATAGTCACCATTTGTATTCCAATCTCTGTATCTATCATCTAGTTCGAGTGTGTGTATCCTACTTTTACCAAACTTACCTAGCCTTGTGTTCTGTAGACTGTTACGGCTTATGCGGTAGTACCAGGGTTTTTTATAGTTGTGATTGCCAATATAGCCATTGTCTATATAATAAAAGTCTAAATTGTGTTTTCTTATTGATTCCTGTAGATACATTTCAAATGGGGCACTGGTAACAAGAACACGATCTGGTTCGATATCATCTGCATTGCTGACGATTTTATAATCATAATTTTTAATTAGATACGGAAAAAGTTGCTCACGTATGCGTAAAGATTCACTCGGTATCTGTATTTTCATTATCTATGTGTTTTTCGAGGTTTCGTGTTAACGATAGAGTCTTCATAGCATTTTGTTCAATATACTCTGGATGTATCCGAACAATGCTTGGCTTGATATGTTGGACGTCTGTAAACTCAGTTGTATAAAGCATGTGATCAGCTGGTCTATAACCATGCATTCTGGTTTGTCCAACTAGATGCAGAGCCGCATGTGGTTTAACAATATATCCATATCCTCCCATTGAGTATAGTCCTTGACTATGCATAAATTTTCCATGATCTTCTCTATCATGTAAACTCCATATTTCTTCTTCTAAGTCTTGTTGTTGTTCGATATTGTTATTGTACATTTTACTGTATGGATTTAGATAGTCTAACTTTAGTATGTCTGTGAATTTATCCATTATATTCTCAGGAAGAGGTCTAAGCATGTAAGCGTCGTGTTCAAAAATCATAAAAGGTTCATCTGCTTCCACACACTCACACCAAAGAAAGTAATGGCTTAAAAAGCATCCAAGTACACCTAGTCTTCCGCCTTTCATTTTGAACTTGTATTGTCTAAGTCCAAGTTCTTCAAGAATCGCAGGAGCATCAGCACCATGCACTGCTGAAAAAATTTCTGGACTGATCCCAAATTCTTTAGCTCTGCTAATACATTTCTGACCCATAGTGGCACTATGTTCATTTGATTCTAAAACAATAATCTTAGTTTTCATTGATTGTGCTTCTCCAGCGTTCTATCCATTGTTGCTTTAGTTCATTGACTTCAGCAGTTTTGTATGCTCGCTTGGTTGACTTTTTGGTTCTTGATGTTTCTTTATATATCTCGTCATTGTTGTTACCAGTAAATTGGAAATGATCATGAAACAGTTTACTCGAGATACGTTTGTATGCACCAAGTTCATAGGTGATATCTTGTACCCATTGATCAACAGGATTAATACCTATCATGTCAAAAGTATCAATCCATAATCGTGGCAAACACGGAAACAGTGTGCTATCAGGACGCTTGCCGTTTGATTCCATGCTTATCAGCGAATTGTAATCGCGATGCTTGTAGATTTCATCATCCCAACCTTGGTCACGCATGTACACATCATCGTTCCATACAAGATACCATTCACTGTCTATGGATCTTGCCATATGATTATAGTATTCGTGCAGGCCACTCCATCCTGTGCGTTCCATTTTATGTGCTGATTGCGTTGCACCAGTTTGTTCAACCAGCATTTTCCAGCGATTGCTTGTAAAGTAATTGTCGCTTTCATCGTCATCATCGTCATATGCTACTGCAATATGAAGTCGTTGTGGGTTATTTGCAAACTCAAGCAGTCCTTTTATGCTTTTTTCTGAAAGCATAGTACGCATGCGAGTAGGTAATAGCACAGTTAAAAATGGTTTACTTAGGTCGTTCACACTTTTCACATCTGCAATTATCACATGCTTTGTAAAAACTGTTTCCATCTTGTGGAGAGCCTTTGTTTTCTTTCCACAATGGTTCACCACAATGACTGTAGTGTCCGCAATTTTTACAATTTGTAGATTGATATTCAGTAATAGTCATACAAGTAATTATGCTGAATTACTTGGTCTTTACATTTTTTGCCTTACCTCGGCGATTTTTGTTTGGGTCTTGTCTGCGTTTACGACTGGCCGCAGTCTTGCGACCTTTTTTGCCTAATGCGTGTGCTTTCTTTTGTGGTAAACATTTTGGCTTGCCTTCTGAACTACTTCCTCTGGCACAGTCGCCACGAATTTTTCCGTCTGGGCCAAAACGCACCCATTTTTCTTTAAACCATTTGCGTAGATCTTCAGTGACGTCGTCTTCAAATACTAGTTCGCCACAGTTTACACAGAAGTCAACACTTTCACGTTTTACACAGTTGGGTACACGTTTTCCGAACATGGTTTTCATGCCCTTCTTTTCGTAACCTTTCCAACAACGTGTGCCTTCGCCTAGTATTTCTTCAATAAGCATGTTATTTCTTTTTTGAATTGCCCCAGTTAGCGGCGCCTTTTTTACGACATTGTACCAACGCACCTGATGCATATGCACTAGGCCATACTTTGTAACGTGACTTAACTTTATGATAGCATGCATCTTTTTCGCCAGCAGCTTCATCAAATTGTTCTTCAGTTATTAATGAAGCACTTTCGTTAAGTCCGTCAACTTTGGCTTTC